GGAATAAATTCCACAGCAAGCTTATTGAGGATGAGCCTAATCCTGATGTCTGTTGGTTTGTGCAGCATTTGGTCAAGCATGCTAATGACATTTCAATTATTGCTTTGACAGGTCGCAATGAAGCATTCCGTAACCTTACATATGACTGGCTTCAAAAATATAATTTTCCATTCGATCAAGTGATTATGCGACCAGAGGGTGATTTTAGACCAGATCACGTTTTAAAGATCGAGATGCTGAAGGCGCATTGTCACCAAACTGGTCTTCAGATTCTTTTCGTTCTTGATGATAGGGACAAGGTCGTGGAGGAATGGCGCAATTCGGGTTACAAATGTTGGCAAGTCAGGCCAGGAGGCTATTGATGAGTAAGACCGCTGATTTAAGAACTGTGCCAGAAATGCTAATCCAAGCAGCAGAATTATATACCGAACGCAACAAATTGTATGGTGATAATTATAAATGTTTTGGATCCATTATGATGGCCTTGCAGCAAGGCATGCCCAACACAATTAAAAGTCCAGAAGATTGGAATCGTATCGGCATTCTTGTACAGATGGTGGCTAAACTTTCTCGTTATGTAGAAAATTTCCACAGAGGTGGCCATGCAGATTCACTCAATGATTTGGCAGTTTACTCAATGATGCTGCAGGAATTAGACAATTTAGAATATGCTTTAGATGGTGCAGCTGAGGTCATTGGCGGATGAAGAAGACATTTGTGTTTGACACAGAAACGACTGGGCTAGTAAAGAATAGGCTTCTTCCATTAGATCAGCAGCCTAGAGTGATTGAATTTTATGGAGAAGTGATTAACTCTAAAGGCACATGTGAAGATAGAATACATTTCCTGTCCAATCCTGGATTCAGTCTTGAACCAGTTATAACGAAGATCACGGGATTGACAGATGTTGACTTACGATCTGAACCTCCCTTCAAAGAATCAATTGATGGCCTTGTCAAAATTCTTGAATCAGTGGACGCTATTGCAGCCCATAATATTAAATTCGACAAGACGATGCTTGAAATCGAATTTGAGCATGCACAGATGGACCTTCCATGGCCGACCAGATCTATTTGCACAATTGAAGCTTCTGAACATTACAAGGGTCATCGGCTCAACCTTACCAAACTTCACGAATACCTATTTGACGAGATTTTTACTGATGCTCACAGAGCTAAAACAGATGTGGCGGCACTTGTTAGGTGTTTTAATGAAATGGTGAATAGAGGAGATATATAATGACTCGACGATCTGAAAAAGATTTTAGAAGGCAACATAAATTATGGCAAGCTGGAAGAGATATGGACCTAATCAAAAAGGAAGATGAAAAGGTAATAAGCAGCTATTCAAACACACGCCATGTTCTTATACGGTTCGCTGATGTCAGAGAAGGGAATGGGGCAAGAGTTGGGTACTATAAAATAATTAAGGATGGCAAACTCATTAATACTGCTTTGACTAAAACAATAGCTCTTCGAAGAGCACTCAATTGTTAAGAACCAGAACAGGTTACTCGTTTCGCCACTCTGTTGGCCATTTACGAGACGTCATTGCTAGATTGCAAAAATGCAATTATTCTGCAGCACCTATCACTGACAGAGCCTCCACCTTTGGCTGGGTAAAATGGAATCACTTGTGTGAAGATAAAAAGATTCGCCCAGTGTTCGGAATAGAATTGGCCGTAACTGATAGCATCAATGCTAAACGCCCAACAGTTGATCATTGGGTGTTTCTTGCTCAAAATGACATCGGCGACATCAATCGTCTAACTGAGATAGCCACTAGACAATTCCGCTATCAGCCATTGCTGACTTACGAACAAGCCTGTCATGCTCCAGGTGTATTCAAGATCATGGGATATAAATCTCAACTTGATCACGTTGATCACGGCACAGATTTGTTTGCTGGGCTTTCACCAGCTTGTTCTCGTGGATATGTCACTGCCATCAAGAACAAGAAGATCCCCTTCTTGGCTGTTGGGGAGAATGTATTTACCATTCCTGAGCAAAATGGTTTTTATGAAGTTGTTGCTGGTAGAAATAGCTCAATGCAAAGTTACCCACAGCACATACTTACGCAAGACGAGTGGGAAGAAGCTGTATCTTATGTAGGATTTTCTAAGACGCAACTTAATGATATTTGGAAAAATAGTCGACAGATACTTAAAAATTGCACCGCTAAGCTTAAGCATGGCAAGCTGCTCGCTCCAGAACGGCCAGTGCCTCTACTCAAGATGTGCGAGAAGGGGGCAGAGAAGCTTGGAGTTAATTTGAAAGATTCAATTTATCGAAAGCGTCTTCACCATGAGCTAACACTAATTGAAGAAAAAGAGTATGAAGACTATTTTTATATCGTTTCAGATATTTGTGAATTTGCTCGTTCTCGAATGATTGTCGGTCCTGCTCGTGGCTCTAGTTGCGGGAGCCTTGTTTGCTACTTGCTTGGAATTACCACTGTTGATCCCATTCCTCATGGTCTCATATTTGAACGATTCATTGATATCAACCGTAACGATCTTCCAGACATCGATATAGATTTTTCTGATCAGCATCGCCACATGGTCTTTAAATACATGTCTGACAAGTACGGCGAAAATAGGGTAGCAAGACTTGGCACTGTGGCGATGTACAAATCTCGCTCAGCGCTTAGCGAGTCTGGTGCTGCTCTGAGTGCACCCAGATGGATGTGTGATGCAGTTGCTGAATCTTTGATTGAACGATCTAGTGGTGATTCTCGTGCACTTCTCACACTTGAAGACACACTCAAAACAATGCCAGCAGGGAAAGAGTTACTTGAAAAGTATCCAGCCATGATCGTAGCAGCGTCAATGGAAGGCCACCCACGTCATTACTCTCAGCATGCTGCTGCTGTTGTGATTGCCGAAAAGCCCATCACAGATTTTGTAGCCGTTGATCATCGTTCTGGTGCAACCATGTGTGACAAGTATGACGCTGAAGCTATCAACCTCCTGAAGATTGATGCGCTGGGTCTGACACAGTTGTCTGTATTTGAAGATGCGCTGGACATGGCTGGTTTGGCACGAGACACGCTGGAGAACTTATCGCTCGACGATCAGGATTCGTTCGAAGTACTTAATAAAGGGCATTTCGCTGGCATCTTCCAGTTTAATGGCATGGCGCTACAATCAATTTGCAAGCAATTTGAAGTCACTGACTTTAATGATATTGTCCAAGTTACAGCCCTAGGTCGCCCTGGACCTTTGGCCAGTGGCGGTGCGCATGAGTGGATTCGACGTAAGAATGGTATCAATAGCGTAACCTACCCGCATCCAGTATTTGAGCCTTATCTGAATGACACACTTGGCATCGTTCTGTACCAAGAACAGGTAATGGAGATTGGTCGCAATATTGGCGGACTCGATTGGGGACAGGTTACTGCTTTGCGCAAAGCCATGAGCCGATCACTGGGAACAGAATACTTTGATCAATTTGGGGATCCCTGGAAGAAGGGAGCAATTGCCAAGGGAGTGAACCCAAATGATGCCAACAAAGTTTGGGACGATCTTTGTGCTTATGGAGCATGGTCATTTAATAAATCTCACTCTGTTGCATATGGTCTTATTTCCTACTGGTGCTGTTGGCTTAAGGCTCATCATCCTTTTGAATTTGCTGCAGCTACCCTGTCCCACGAAAAGGATCCAGATAGGCAGATACAGTTGCTCCGTGAAATTGTTTCTGAAGGATACAGCTATGAACCGTTCTCCCCAGAGTTAAGTGGAGAGGCATGGACAGTTGATTATAGGGAAGTTGATGGCGAGCTTTTAGAACAACCTGTGCTGATTGGCCCATTGACAAATATCAAAGGTATTGGGCCAAAGACGCTGGCAGCAATACTTGATGCGCGGAAGAATAATGTGCCATTGCCTGAGAAAATTCAGAAAATGCTAAGTAAGGATATTGTCACGCCGATCGATACATTATACCCAATAGGTGATGCCTTTAAACGACTCATTCCTGATCCCAGCGCACGCAACATAATCACTCCTCCAACTCCGATCATTGATATTAAGATCATGGAGAAAGATTATGAAGTGATGGTTTTCTGCACAACATCCAAGATAAATCCACGTGATGAGAATGAAGTGATTAATGTTCAACGCAGAGGCTACGAAATCAAGGATGGGCCAACAGCCTCACTAAATTTGCAGTTGACTGATGACACAGATACTGTGTTTGGCAAGATTGATCGTTTCAAATATCTCAAAATGGGAAAGCCAATTGTTGACAGAGGACGGCCAGGTAAATCTCTGTACGCTGTTAAAGGGGTCGTCAGAGGAGGTGGAACATTCCGTATGATACTGATTAAGCAACTGCGTTATATAGGGGACGTTGATGGGGGATCAAACAGCATTGGCTGATAGTGTTAAGGAGCTTGGCCAGTGGCTATCAAAACTTACAAATGGTGGAAAGCACAATCCGCAAATAGCAAAGGTTCTTGAAAGAGCCAGAGAGGCATTGAGGAATGAAGGTAAAAACACTTGATGATCTGCCAAGCACCAGCGCCTATCTCACACGCATAGGTGCAGAGGCCAGATCATTACGCACAGCTGTGATCAGGGAAACGCATGGTCATTATTGGAAGGATGTAGCTGTCATCCGTTTTTCTCCTGATGGGGAAATCAAATGCACAGATTGGCAATACAACCCAACAGACCTTGAAGCGGAAGCTATCAAAAAGGAATTTGCTGAAGCTACTTTTCCTCAGCTGCTCAAACTCAAACGGATCGTCAAGCCTCCAAAAATGATGAAAGAGGCTGACTCTAGCGACATTTTTGAATTCAGAGATGAAACAGATTCTATCATCATGGTCCAAGTTAGAATTGAGCGAGATGATGGAGACAAGAATTATGTCCCATGGACTTATTGGGACGATCATGAGTGGAGAGCTTGTGAACCTGACGGACCATTGCCATTGTTCAACGCTCATCTTTTGGCAGATGCTCACTCAGTTTTCATTCATGAAGGAGCGAAGGCTGCACGCCATTGTCAATGGATGGTGGAGGCAGCTACCCCAGACGCAAAGGCTGCTCTGAGGAGCCACCCTTGGGGTTCAGAGCTACAATATTCCGTGCATATTGGGTGGATCGGTGGCGCTATGAGCCCATATCGCACCGACTGGAAGGCTTTGAAACGTGCAGGAGTTAACAGGGCATATGTGGTGGCTGACAATGATGAACCAGGCAGGGCAGCAGTACCAGCGATAGCACAGCAATTAAGAATCCCGACATTTTTGATTCAATTCACTAATGAGTTTCCTGCATCGTTTGATTTGGCAGATGAATTCCCTAAAGTGCTGTGGGGCAAGGCAGACGGTTCTCGACACTACATCGGTCCCCAATTCAGAGATTGTCTGCATCCTGCCACTTGGGCTACCGATCTGATACCTAATTTAAAGGGCAAACCGACACCTGCCTTGCGTGACAGTTTCCGGAACATGTGGGCTTATGTTGAGGAGGCAGATTTATTTGTTTGTACTGAAATGCCAGAGATTCTGCGACCGGAAAGCATTCTCAATAAGATGTTGGCTGCATTCTCCCATGCCAGCGAGACGACTCGTTTGATTGTTAAAGCGTACAGAGGTCGCTCAGCACGCATCTGCTATCGTCCGGATCACCAAGGTCTTCTGGTGACGTTTCGTGGTTCATCAGCGATTAACTTGCACACACCTACCACCATAAAATCAGCTAAGGGCAATGCTAAGCCATGGACAGATTTTCTTGAATATATGTTTGTGAAGCCAGATGAGTGCGAAAATGTAAAACGATGGTGTGCTACGCTAATAGCTCGTCCAGAAATAAGAATTGGCTATGGTTTGCTTCTCGTCAGCGAGCGCCAAGGGATAGGTAAGACAACTCTAGGCTCGTACATCTTAGCGCCACTCGTTGGGCTGCAAAACGTGGGGTATCCCAGTGAAAATGATATAGCACTCAGTGGATTCAACGATTGGGTGGCAAATAAGCGTCTAGTCGTTGTTCATGAAATTTACTCTGGCGCAAGCTGGAAAGCTTACCATGCCATGAAAGCAGTGATCACTGATAGGGACATCACAGTTAATCAGAAATACATGAGGCCATACACCATTGAGAATTGGTGCCATGTTTTAGCTTGTTCAAACTCAATGCGTGCTCTGAAAATGGAAAATGATGATCGTAGATGGTTCTATCCTGAAGTCTCAGAAGTTCCATGGCCCAAGGAGAAATTTATTGAACTAAGGTTATGGATAGAAAGTGGCGGCTTGAGCATCATCAAAAACTGGGCAGAGAAATACAAGGATTATATAGGGCCAGCCGAAAGATCACCAATGACAGAGCGTAAGAGAGAAATGATTGAAGGCTCTCGATCAGAAGCACAACGTGAAGCAGTAGCATTGGCTGAAGCATTGAAGGATGCTGGTCGGCCAGCCACCCTCTTAATCAAAGATATCATTGGGTGGGTGCGTGCTGCTTCACAAGGCAGAGTGTTTGATTCAGATTATGAATTACGCAAAGCCATGATTGAAGCTGGTGTGCGCTGCTGGCCTAAGCGAATGAAGTTCCATGGACGATTGCAATATGTTATGCTTAATGATGAGCTATGGGATGAAGTCTCACGTATCTCTGCAACAGAGGATGCACAAATAGCCAAGCTGTTGCGTGATAATGTAGTCAAACCTAATGAACTGATGGAGCATGATCTTTGATATGAAAACATGGACGCTATTTATTCTCCTGATGTGGGAACCTGTTCCGGGTGAATCTGGACAGGAACATGAATTGCTTAAGTTTGTTGACATCTCCTCTCAGGCTATATGCAAAAATCTTGGGAGGCGTTTGAGTCATCATTATAGAGCTGACGGTGTGGCTGTATCAATGCCTGAGTGCATTGGTCCATTTCCACCGGCACAGAAGCAAGAGGAGGGTTGGAACGATTAATGGGAATTCTTGAGGCTATATTAACAGTGGTGGGCCCTATATTATTAGATTTTCTCTATCAAGTGGCGATGATGCCATGATCATCGATACCAGCAAAATACGTAACGAAAGTGATTTGCGCAAATGGCTTGAGCGCCAGGCACATGGCAATTTATATTGCATCGAGAATAAGGGAAAAGGAGGAACACTCGGATTTCCTGACACGCTCATACCAGTTGGATCTGTGCTTGTGCCATTTGAACTCAAAATGGCGAAATATGATATGAAAACAGGCCATTGGAGAATTAACTTGCGTGCACAACAAAAACAAGTGATGCGGCGATTTGAATCTGAAAAAGTGCAGGCGTGGGTTCTGGCTGCTATGACTGGGGGAGTTGATAAACGAATGTGCCATGCTTGGGTTGCACATAATTATTCTGGTGGGATTCCAGATGAAGAATGGCTGCCAGTTTACTCTTTAGCTGATATGATCAAATACTATCATGCTGGTGTCCAAGTTGAGATGGAAAAACACAGTATTCAATGATATCATCGTGTTAAATGGTTCCACAGTTCGTAATTTTCTAGGATCTCAAAACTCTATGGAGATTTAGAAAGAATATAAACTTAGGAAAGTTTCGGAAACTGTGGAAAAATAAGAACCTTGGAACCTTTGTGTCTGAACAGTGCAGATCTGCATGAAGTCTTAAAACACTTTCCTTCTTTGTCAAGATGGAGAATACTTCTGTTCCGCTAGCTGCTAACAGCGTTGAGAACAGCCTTGCAACCAACTGCATCCGTTCAAGAGGTTTTGCCTCCTAAAAAAGATGCGACGCATCTTGCCAAGCACAGATTTAAGCCTGGCAGGTCAGGAAATCCTTCTGGCCGTCCAAAATCCAAACCATTCAAAGAAGAACTGGCCAAGGCCATCGCCAAGGCGACAAAAAACAGTCGTGGCAAGACATCAACCAATCTTGCACAGATCGCCGACTCTTTAGTCAGAGAAGCAAAATCTGGTGATGTTCAAGCCATCAAAGAAATTGCCGACAGACTTGATGGCAAGGTTGTTCAGGTGGTTGAAGGTGATGTTGACAATCCTGTGGTGACAGAGGTCAGGTATCTTGTCGTTCATGCAACACTTGAGGATATGAATGATGCCGCTTGATGGTACGGTTATCACACCTCAGATTTCTGATGCCTACCAGCCATTTTTGAAGCCATCAAGATACAAAGCTGTTAAGGGTGGACGAGGATCAGGCAAGTCTCATTTCTTTGCACAAGCAGCAGTCGTCAATTGTGCAGCTGTGTTGGGCACTCGTGTTGTTTGCATTCGTGAAGTTCAGAAGACATTGCGTGAATCGGCAAAGCGTCTGATTGAGGATAAAATTGAAACACTTGGTGCAAAAGGCTTTAAGGTTAAGAACGATGAGATTGAAACGCCCGGTGGCGGTGTTATCATTTTTAACGGAATGCAGGATCACACTGCGCAATCAATCAAGTCTCTTGAAGGTTTTAAAGTGGCTTGGGTTGAAGAGGCACAAACCTTGAGCAAGACGTCGCTTGAGTTGCTTCGGCCAACTATTCGTATTGATGACTCGGAGATTTGGGCTAGTTGGAATCCTCGAAGTGCTGGTGATCCGATTGATGCATTCTTTTCCGGTGAGCATCCTCCAGAGAATGCTATCATTCGCCATATAAACTTTGATCAGAATCCATGGTTCACTTCTGTTCTCAAGGCAGAGCGCATTTATGACTTTGAGTCAAATCCTCATAGGTATGCGCACATTTGGCTGGGTGAGTATGAACCGATGGTTGCTGGCGCTATTTGGGACAGGGCAACTCTTCATGCCAATCGTCGCCGAGAAGCTCCTCAGCTTGAACGGATATTGGTCGGTGTTGATCCAGCAATCACAAGCCCAGAGACAAATGCCAGAGGAACTCCTGATTATCATGGCATTGGTGTAGCGGCATTGGGGGCAGACGACAGAGGCTATGTGCTTGAAGACGCATCACGACAAGGTGGCCCAAAGGATTGGGCAGAGCGGACCATCGCCACATTTGATAAGTGGGAGGCAGATGCAGTTGTCGTTGAGGTGAATCAGGGTGGCGACATGGTCAAGCACACGTTGCAGTCGTACCGTAGGGAGTTGCCCATCATTGAGGTGCGAGCGACACGAGGCAAGCATGTCAGGGCAGAACCGATTAGTGCACTTTACAAGTTGAATCGCATCAGCCATGTCGGAACACATAGGGAGCTTGAGGACCAGTTATGTCGTTTCACCAACCACGGTTATGAGGGACCATCCGGCGAGAGTCCAGACAGGGCAGAAGCAATCATTTGGGCATTGTCAGAATTGTTTCCTGCATTGACACAGTCAACTCAGAAAATGAATCATGAAGAGAACTTTCCTGTAGTTGAGGGAGCGTGGATGGGATGAGCCAGGAAAAAACAGTGGCAGATGATGTCATCAAAGATGCTATGGAGCGATTTGCTGAATCCAATTCCTCAACAGAGGAGGATCGTACCGATTATAAGAATGATTGGAAGTTTGCTCGTTTGGCAGATCAATGGCCAGCCGCCATTGCCAAGCAACGAGTTCAAGAAGCTCGTCCGGTTTTAGTCATCAACAAATTACCAGCTTTAATTAGATCGGTGGTGAATGAGTCACGTCAGAATAAACCATCCATTAGAGTTTCTCCAGTGGACAATGATGCTGATGAAGATTCGGCTGAGGTTATTGGCGGATTGATCCGTGCTGTTGAACGTGAATCGGGTGCTGATCTTGCTTATGACACTGCGATTGATCAAGCAGTCACAGGTGGTTTTGGATTTTTCCGAGTGTCAATTGACTTTGCACATGAGGAGACATTTGATCTTGAGGCGAGAATTGAGCGCATCCCTTATGCCCCAATGGTCCATTGGGATCCCAGCTCAACAACTTTTGATGCCAGCGATTGGGATTACGCATTTATTTCAGAGGTGATGACCAAGCGTCAATACAATGTGAGATATCCTAAAGGCTCCAATGTTCCATTTGATGGATCAACCTCTGATGCTTCATTTGGTCAGGGCATTGATGAAGAGTCTATTCGCATAGCAGAGTATTTCTTGCGTGAAGAAAAAGAGCGTAACATTCTTATGCTTGAGGTGCCGAACCCACAGACAGGTGAGATGGATTTGCAAGTGGTCAGAGAGGATTTGCTACCAGATCTGGCCAAGGCATTCTTTGATGCTTTACAAATTGATGGGTCTGGCAATGACAAGGAACTTATTTCATCGTTTATGGACGCCAGTGGTGTTAAAGAGATACGCAGACGCAAAGTTACATACCATAAAGTAACACGCCGTATCATAAATGGAGTTGAGGTCCTTGATGAGGGTGAGTGGCCGGGCACAATGATACCTATTTGCCCAGTGTGGGGAGATGAAACCTATGATGAACAGGGCAGACGCCATTTTCGTTCAATGATTAGGGACGCTAAAGATCCGCAGGTGATGTTTAATTTTTGGCGATCAGCAACAACTGAATTGGTAGCGATGGCACCTAAGAGCCCATGGATCGGTCCAAAAGGATTCATTCCCAAAGGTCATGAGACAAAGTGGGCCAGCGCCAATACCCGTTCTCACCAATACCTTGAATATGATAAGAATGCTGGTGAGGCACCGCGCAGACAGGAGTTTGCAGGTGTCCCGACGGGTGCCTTGCAGGAAGCCATGAGTGCTGCTGATGATATGAAATCAATCACTGGAATTTTCGACTCATCACTTGGAGCACGGTCCAATGAAACGAGCGGAAAAGCTATTCTCGCAAGGGAACGACAAGGAGACGTCAGCAACTTCCACTTCATCGACAATCTCACAAGAGCAATTCGTTATGCCGGAGAGATTCTTATCGAGATTATACCATCTGTGTACTCGACGAGATCCGCTATTCGTATTTTGGGTGAGGATCAGAAAGAGAATATCGTCAATCTTACACAGCAAGATGGGGGATCAAGTCAAAAGGGACCAGATGGAGGTCCGGCATTGTACAATCTGAGTGTGGGCAAATATGATGTAACTGTGAGCACTGGGCCATCATTCTCCACCCAGAGGGAAGAAACACGTGAAACTCTTATTGAGATCATGCGACAGGTTCCTGATGCTGCTGCATTTTTGGGTGATGTGTTACTTGATCATATGGATTTCGTTGGTGCTGATAAAGTTGCCAAGCGTCTTCAGCTTATATTGCCGGAGGCGATTCGCAAAGCTGAAGAAGCTGAGACAGACAGCGACAATCCAGAAGCTGCAGCCCTCCTTCAAGAATTGCAAGCTAAGGACCAGGAATTTGCTCAAATAAAAGATCAGGTGATGTCTGAAATTGCAGAGTTGCAGAAAGAATTGGAATCAGAAAAGTTCAATAATGAAGCTGCAACAATCAAAGCGCAGGGTGATGTAAAGAAAATTGAGAATGATTCTAGAGAACTGGCTCTTAAGGAAAGTGCAGCAGTTCCTCCAAAATTGCAATGGGAATATGACAGACAATTAGCTCAGGATGATCGTAACTGGAGATCGGGTCAGAATGAGCTCGACAGAATGACTGATTTAGCCAAGGTCATTCTTAATAAGTCAATTGATGGCGAATTGCCTGAGGATCAAGAGGCAGCGATTAGCGAGGCTTTACGTCAAGCTGCAGAGGTGCTTCCACAATGACCCCACTTCAATATTTTCTAATGACTTCACATGGACGTGATGATACACGTGGACCCACCACAGAATATGAGACGATGTTTCCTGGTCAAGTAAGCGCTCAAGGTGGGCCTGGATGGCGACCGGATGACTCAACACAGCCAGATGCAGCACTCAGAAATGTCAGATCCCCCAATAGATGGGGATGGGGATCTGGTTGGCCATCAAGAGAACAGTTAACATCAGGTGCTGGAAGTTTAATTGGAAGTTTACTCGGGCCAGCCGGGCAAGCCATTGGAGCAGGTGTTGGGGGTTACGCAGGAGGTATGAATGCTTCCAAGGCAGCGGGCACTGCTGCGGGAACTGCAATAGGTACGGCTCTAATGCCCGGCATCGGCTCAATGGTAGGCGGTTGGCTAGGTGGTAAACTTGGGGATCAGATTGGTAGTGGTACTGGGACAATAGACTATAGCGTACCTACTAGCTTGGAGGATGAACGGGCAATACACGGAACCTCAGCTCCAATCACTAGACCAGCCAGCCCAGCCAGCAGAGCATCAGCAATTGATTGGTACCAACCAACAAGTATTGCTGGTCCAGCTATGTATGCAAATCCGGCTGGACCTGCTGGCATGCCATGGAACGAGCTTCAGCAAATTCGGACATCAGAACTTGGAGGCGGACCTGGATGGTCGCCAACGGGTTATAATCGCACCGCTGCATCACCAGTACCCTATGCGGAAAGTGTTTCGGATTTACAAACAATTCGGGCGACACCAACCCAAACGACTACGCCGTCCGCGCCACGAGTCGTCTCGGCACCAACCCGCGCCGACACCGAGCGATATGATGAATGGCGACAAAATGAACCCTATGCCGGTTATGAACCGGGAGACCCTTGGGCATGAGACAAGACGATTTTGCCCCCAGTTGGACGGGTCATTAATGAGTTATGGCTATAAATGATCACAACCGGATGCCACTCGAGAGAGACATCCAAAAAAGGAGAGTATGATGGCAGATGAGACAACCGTCGCCGGTGGCGAAGTTGCCCCAGAAGTAGTTGCACCAATCCCAGTTGTAGATGCACCTGTTGAACAGGCGGCTGAAACAATTGAGACGATAGACGTTACACCCACTGAAACTCTGGATCCTGCTTTGCCAGACGATGATGGTTTCATTGATGTTGAAGCAGCGGCTAATGCAGAAGAAGGTGGCGAATCGTCTGGCGACGAATCTGAAGAGCCAAACTCTGATGAATCTGAAGGCGAAACTGCCGAGACAATTGAGTTCGATTTTGGCGGAACTAAGCTTGAAGTTCTGAAGGACTCTCTTCCACCAGAACTTGCTGGTCGTGTGCAAGAATTCGCTTCGGGTATTTGGAGCGATTACACAGGCAAGTCTCAAGCCAATGCTGATATGGCGAAAGGACTAGAGGCACGTTCAAGTGCGCTAGATAACTTGACCCAACTCAATGGCGATGTACTGACAACTTATACACGAGGCATGCAAATTCAATCTGAGATTGCCCAATTGCGACAAGTTGATACCAATGCACTCTGGAATTCGCAAGATCCCGATCCTGCTGTCAGGCAGGAACAATCTGATCGAGCGAGACGTGTTTCGGATCTGTTATCGCAGAAACAATCTGAGTTTGATAACGTCGTTGCACAAGTCGGTGAATATGAGACCAGACTTAATTCAGCACAAGCAGAGGAATCTGTCCGGGTAGCTGAAAAGGGTAAGGCAGTTCTCGATGGCCGCATCAAGAACTTCTCATCTGAGAAAGCTCCTGAAGTGGTTAAATACGCCATCGCTAGTGGCATGGACAAAGCTACCGCTGAAGAGTGGTCGCACAATCCCAGAGTCACAGAATGGGCGTATAAAGCGATGCTTTATGATCGCATGGCAACCAAGAGGAAGCAAGTCTCACGTAAATCAACATCAGCAGTAGCACAGCCAGTCACACAAATGAAGTCGGCGGGCAATGCAGGTGTAGTTTCAAATGATCCTGAAAAAATGTCGATGGGTCAATTGAGCAAGCACTTAGGATTACATCCTGATAGCTGATATCCGAAACGCCCATTGCGGGCAAGAATAGGAGCCAATCATGGCTAATACTCTGTTAACTGCGAGCATAATCGCTAAGGCGGCTGTGCTTCAGCTTGACAATAACCTCGTTATGGCCAAGAAAGTATTTCGTGGCTATGAAGGGGAATTTGCCAAGAACATAAATGGGTATGAGATTGGGGATTCGATCTCAGTCAGACGCCCAATGGACTTCACAGTTCGAGACGGTGCTGTGATGAATGTTCAAGACACAACAGAAGGCAAATTCACGCTAACTGTTGATAAGCGTAAGGGTGTTGACTTTGAGTTCACGTCACAAGAGTTGACGTTGAGCATCAAAGAGTTATCTGAGCGTGTCATAAAACCAGCAATGATTCAGCTGGCTAACCAGGTTGACACTGATCTGATGGCACTCTATAAAGACGTTCCCTCATGGGTCGGTACTCCAGGTCAAACGATCAACAGTTTTGCTGATCTCGCCTTGGGACCGGAGCGGATGGATGAAATGGCAAATCCGGTTGATGGCCGGAGTGCAGTTCTTTCACCGGCAGATCATTGGGGGATGGTTGGAAATCTGACGGGATTGTACATTGAACGCTCTGCTAATAGTGCGTATCGAAACGGTTCCCTCGGAAATGTTGGCGGACTTGAAGTTCTGATGTCTCAGAATGTACCGACACACACAGTCGGAACAAACTGGGCAACAGGCTCCACACCTCTGACGAATGGAGCTGCGCAGGAAACTACGTATGCAGCTTCAAAGGACACAGATACAATGTCCTTGATCACAGATGGTTGGAGCTCTGGTGCGACTTCATTGAAGCAAGGTGATGTTTTCACCATTGCCAATGTGAATGCAGTGAATCCTGTAACAAAAGTCGATCTTGGCTTTTTGAAGCAGTTTGCCATCACTGCAGATATCAGCGATACATCAGGTGCGATCACGATGACGATCACTCCTGCTGCGATCCTGACGGGTGCGCATCAGAACATTTCTGCCACAATTGCTGATGGTGCAGCACTAACTGAAGTTGGAACGGAAGCGACAGGCTATCGCCAGAATATGGTGTTCAATCAGAATGCTTTTGCTCTGGTTAGCGTGCCACTTGTTTCTCCTCCAGGTGCTGTAGATGTTGGACGTCAGTCATACAAAGGAACGAACGTTCGAGTGATTCCGGTGTATGATGGCACGAATGACATTTCCAAATGGAGACTTGACATTTTGTATGGTGTCAAGACTGTTGACTCTCGTTTGGCCCATCGTGTTAGTGGTACTGCTTAACTTTGAATGATTGACATCCTGCTTAATTTGGTGGGGCGTCAGTTAGGAGAACTATCATGACTGTTGAGTACATTGGTGATGGAAATACAGATGGAACCTGCCTTGGGCAGTCTTCATCTGAGCTTATTGCCTTTCACGGTGCAACACCTATTGCACAACCTGCTGCGGCAGCCCAAGCGGCTGCTCCTGCGGGTGGCACAGGTGCCACTGCTGGGGCATACGATACCGCCTCAAACCGGAATGACATGATCGACTTGGTCAACGCCATGAGAACGGTGTTGGTTAATAATGGTCTCATGAAGGGTTCGGCGTAAATCTGATGATGGGCCATCCTTCGTGATGGCCCATCATTCTGATTCTAGGAGATTGTCGTGACAGATTTTTCGAGTATGTCGAAAAGAAATATTGTTGAAATGTTTCCTCAGCTGGATGCCAAGGAGACGAAGGATAAACTCGTTGCACAAGCTGAAGAGCTTGAAGCTGAAGACGCGCCTGATCATTCAGAAAAGATAACCATTCGTCAAGTCGGTGGTCCAGTCCACGGGTACAGGGATGGTAAAGATGGAACTATCGAGGCGACTCAGTTCGACAATGGCTCTATTGGGAAAGGTTGGTTTGATAGCCCATCCAAGTGCAAAAATAGATCTACTGCTCCGAATGGCACGCACATTTGGCTAAGAGCAGGGGACAGATAGTTGTGACGCTTCTTTCAATAGCAGACGATATTGCCTACGAGACGTCTGGACCAAATCCAGCGACCATCATTGGTAATACAAATCAGGATGCTCAGAACTATCTTCGCTTGATCAATAAGGTCGGCAAGCGTTTGCAATTGTCATATGCTTGGGACATTTTGACCAAACAGCATACTTTTACATCTGTAGCCTTAGAAGCCCAAACAACCGCAACTCCAATCCCAACAGATTTTGGTAGATTCATTCCTGAAACCTGCTGGGACCGTTCAACCAACAATCTTATTTCTGGCCCGATTAGTGCAGTTGAATGGCAAGGTCTTAAAGTTCAAACCTATTCTAGTCAAAATAAGAAGTTCCGTTACAGAGGTGGAGTGTTTTTAACCTCTCCTGTTCTCCCTGCTGGAAATACAATTGCTTACGAGTATGTTAATATAAATTGGTGCGATGTTGCTGCAACAGGCACTGAAAAGACTGCCATGACTCTTGATACTGATATCACGATCATTGATGAAGAACTTGTTACACTTGGTGCGATCTATGAGTTTCTGCTTCAGCAGGACCAACCTTGGCAGATGGCTGCTCAAGCTTATGAGAATAGATTCAATACACTTGTTGATAATGACGCAGCTAGTGGAAATATTGGTGTTGTTGGGGATATTTTTGCCCAGAACACTCGTCATTTTGACGGTACGCCCAAAGCCTCAAGAGCAAGCTACGGAGGAGATTTCTAAGTGGCACAGTCGGTTTCCATACCTGTTCCGATCGGTGGCTGGGATACTCGACAGGCCTTGTCGATGATGGATCCGACACATGCTGTTATTTTGGATAATTGGTTTCCTGGAACAGCAAAGTTAACACTCAGGAAAGGAAATACATCTTATGCCACCGGAATGGCTGGTTCTATTGAATCTCTAATCCCTTATGTTCCATTAACTGGAGCAGGTAAATTATTTGCCGCAAATGGTGGTAATATTTTTGATATTTCTTCTTCTGGCGCTGTGGGTTCTGCAGTTGTATCGGGTATGACTAATGCACGTTGGCAACACGTTAATATAGGCACAGCAGCAGGTCAGTTTCTGCTTGCTTTTAATGGTGCAGATGTTCCAAGAACATATAATGGATCATCATGGTCTACTTTTGGAGGAACTGGCCCAACGGTTGCGAATTTGATATGGTGCAATCTCCACCAACGTCGTTTATGGTTTGGTGAAGAGGATAGTTTATCGGCTTGGTATTTAGCGACCAATGCTATTACAGGAACTGCAACAGAATTCCCATTACATGGCATTGCCAGAAAGGGTGGTTTCCTCATGGCAATGGGGACATGGACTAGGGATTCAGGTGCGGGTATGGATGATGTTGCTGTCTTTTTAACATCTGAAGGTGAAGCAATTATTTATGTTGGAACTGATCCATCTGCAGCAGCAACATGGGAATTGATTGGCGTCTTTCGAATTGGCAAGCCCATTGGTCGACGATGCATGGTTCAAGGTGGTAGCGATCTTATTCTCGTAACTCAAGATGGTTTTGTTCCGTTATCCGGAATCCTAAGCACTGATCGTAGCCAAGCTCGTCTTGTGGCTCTTTCTGATCAAATCAATGAAGCTGTCAATGTTGCTGTCACTAGATATGGATCAGTGTATGGGTGGCAGCCAATCGTTTATGCACAAGGAACGATGCTCATTTTTAATATCCCTAAATCAGCAACTGAGTCTATTCAATATATTTTTAATACTATTACTGGAGCACCATGTAGATTTACAGGAATTAATGCTGTCTGTTTTGGACCACTTGAAGATGATATGTATTGGGGCGGGAATGATGGGGTTGTTTATAAATTTGATGATGGAACAAGCGATAATGGTACGGAGATAGAAGCAGATGCTGTTCCTGCATTTTCATATTTTGGTTTACCAGATTTATCTAAGTTATTTAAATTAGCTGAACCAATATTTGAAAGTGATGGTAATCCAAATCCAGCAGTCGATGTGAATACAGATTTTCAAGTTGCAGCACCTACAGGTCTTCCTGGACCTTCATCTGTTGGATCAGCAATTTGGGGATCTTCTACATGGGGTTCTGGAACTTGGGGTTCAGAGGGACAAATTTATCGTGGTTGGCGTGGAGTGAGGGGAGTCGGGCGAGCAGGTTCAGTGAGGATAAGGTTAAGTTCTTCAGTCGCTAGACCATCATGGATTTCTACAAATTTAACCTTCGTGAATGGTGGCCAGATCTGATGATCGTGACTTTTCAAGATGATCAGGTTCAAAAATGGGTAGCTGATCAACTGCCTTACGTTGATGAATTTGGACCATCTACGTCTTGTGCAGCAATTTCTAAAGAAGGTAAAATGATTGCTGGTTTTGTATTTCATGAATATCGTCCTAACCTGAAGACAGTACAGATCTCAATGGCATCAATCAATCCGATGTGGGCAAGGAGAGAAAACATTCATCAAGTGCTGTCATATCCATTTGAACAATTGCAGGTGTTTAAATTATGGATTGCAACAATGCATACCAATGAGAAGATGCTGAAGGCTGCATCCCATATTGGCTTTCGTAAAGAAGCGATATTGGCTCATCAATATGGCATTAAACGTCATGCTGTAATTATGCGCATGCTTCAACCTGACTATATGAGGCTTTTTGGAGGTTGTTATGAAAAACAAGCCATCTGCGCCTGAGCGTATTTATATCCCGAGTCCTGTCACGACGAGCGATCAGCAAGTAAAATATAATAAGGAAGCTGCGCTTCAAAGTCGTGCAATGGGTCTTATTGATCAATACTCGCCAGAGGGGAGTATTAGATATTCTCAAACTGGTGAAGAAGTTGAAGGTATTCCTACAATTAGGATGGATCAAACATTATCTCCAGAGCAACGAGGCCTCTATGATGCAGGCCTCAGGATGTCTCAGGACTATGCCAATATTGCTGAAGCGCAGCTTGGGAGAGTTGGCGAGACATTGAGTTCACCGTTTGATATTTCTGGCATTGGCGATGTACCAACTCCTAGTGAGGCAACACGTCTGGCAGCACGAGAATCCATTCTTCAACGGGCACTACCACAGCTTGATCGAAGAAGAGAACAGCTAGAAACAAGTTTAGCTAATCAAGGTTTCACTTACGGGAGTGAAGGCTGGAATGAAGCTATGGACGAAGACAATCGCCGAAGAAATGATTTATTATTAGCAGCTGACATGCAGGCTGGTGGAGAAATGGATCGTTTATTTGGTCTTGAGACTGCAGATCGTGATCGACGTATTAACGAGTTAGCAATGCTTCGTAACATCCCTATAGGAGAGCTTGCTGCTCTTAGGGCTGGTTCGGTTCCAGGAGCACCTCAATTTCTTCAAACTCCATCAGCTACTGTTGCTGCACCTGATTATCAAACGGCTGCATATGCATCAGCTAATCAAGCAGCTAATCAAGCTAATCAGGCATTTCAAGCGGAAAACCAGTATCGGCTCGCCCAGGGAAGAGGTTTGTATGGTATTGGTGAATCAGCTCTACTGGCCGGCTCGCAACCTTGGAAGTGGGGTGTAGGATGAGAATTTTTGAATACAATGTGATGAATTGCATTGGAGTGATTTCTAATGGCTACTAGATTTGGATACGGAAAGGGAGATGAATTGACATCTCGCAATAGGTTTGCGAGATTGATGATGGAACAAAACCGGAAGATGCCGGAGATCACGACCAATGTTGAAGGTTTTGGCAGACTTTTTAATGCTGCTCTTGGAGGTATGGCGCAAAGAGAAGATGTTCGTCAAAGGAGGGCAGCTGATGAGGCATTCACTCAGGGAATGCCACAAGGTTATGAAGCCAGCCTTGCTGCGATGCAAGAGTTACCTGATAATGAGTATGCTCAAAGATATGCCCGTGATTTGCGAAGCCAATTAATGGCTACATCCGCTGCCGAAGAAGCGGCGGAGCTAAAGCATACACGTGCGATGGAAGTTGCTGGAGCTAAACCAGTCAAAGATCCAACGAGTTTTGCTGAATTTGAAAAAGCTAAAAATGATGGGTATGGCGGAACCTATGCTGAATATTTACAAGATCGGGATTTATGGAAATTTGGTGTTATTCGGAATAAGAATCTAGTTTTGCCGGAAGGAGAGGCTAGACCTGGGACAGGTGCCGCAACCACAATTATTGAAGGAAGTCGTGCTGACATAGCAAAGAAAACAGCAGAAGCAAGGGATCGATCTACAACTTTGGCAGAGGCAAGACATTCAGTGCAGGAAGAGAGGCTACGGATATTGGAGAAAAACCAAGATCCAGAAGTCATTATGCAGAGGAGAAGGCTCCTCAAACGAGCCGACCTTGAAATAGATAATGAAAGAGCCATGCCCGGTCGTCGTTTTGATATAATGACCAAGACAGATCGTGAACCAATATTGGAAAGAACAATCGAAGAAATAAAGGATCTGTCCAGCAAATGGTCAACTGGCGGCACACTTGGTCAGATGTTGGCAAACCGTCCTGAATCAGATCAATATGCTCTGAATAAGAAGATGGAGCAGATCAAGGCAGCTGTCGGTCTTCAAGAGCTGATTGACATTAAGGCAGCTGGAGGGACATTCGGTGCGTTGTCAGATACTGAAATGTCGTTGTTGATTTCGGCAGTTGGTGCACTCGATCCTTACTTGGATGTTAAAGATCTTGGTAGAACACTTGATGATGTAATGAGGCTTTACAGTCTGGGTCTAGCACGTAAAAAGATGGATTTTGCGGAAATGTATCCAGATGTTAAACGTCCATGGGAAAAGAAATCTGCAGTACCAACAGTACCCACAGCTTCTAAAGTTCTACAATTTGATGAACATGGAGAGCTTATCCCATGACCGAATGTCCACCTGGCAAACGCTGTGCTCAATTATCTGATGGCACTCTGCTTGAATTCCCTGAAAATACAAATAATCAGGTAATTCAAGATACAGT